GCTTATAGCGAGATAGGGTGGCTTCATGCGGTGGTTTTCAGGATAGCCCTCGGGTGTTCGGAGGTTCAATGGACACTATTCGACAATTCAAATCAAGATAAACCGCAACAGATACAAAAGCATCCGATTTTGAGGCTATTGAACTTGGTCAACCCATTCATGACCTCAAATGAGTTTATAGCGTTAGATACGATATATCAGGAGTTGATTGGGGAATCCTTCTGGATATTGAATTTCAATGCTTTAGGCGAGCCGGCTGAGATTTGGATACCATACCCTCACTTGATGTCGGTTATACCTGATAAAGATAACTTTATCAAGGGGTATGTTTACGGGACGGGTGCCAATGCCGTCCCCTTCGATGTCAATGAGGTTATCCACTTCAAGTACCCGAATCCATTAAACCAGTATCGGGGCTTGGGGCCTGCTCAGTCGATAGGACTTAATCTTGATGCTGAGCACAATGCTGATAGGTGGCAAAATGCGTTCTTCTATAACTCGGCCAGACCTGACGGAGTTATCCAGTTCAAGAATAGTTTATCCGATGAGCAGTTCGAGAAACTAAAGAGGCAATGGTCTGAGAAATACAAAGGGGTGAATAAAGCCCACCAGGTGGGCCTCCTAGACAATGGAGGTGAATACCTCCAGATACAGAATACCATCAAGGACATGGACTTCAGTAATTTGAAGCTGAGGAATCGGGATGTCATACTTGGCGTGTTCGGGATGCCGCAATCGGTGATGGGGATTTCAGAGAATGTAAATCGGGCCAATGCTGAGGCTGGTGATTACACCTTTGCCCGATGGATAGTCAAACCGAGGCTGGAATGGAAGAAGGCCAAATTGCAGGAGCAGTTGATTCCTAAATTCCGAAAGTCGGAAAATCTGAAAATAGGATTTGAGGAGGTAGTGCCTGAGACCATAGACCAGAAGCGGGAGTTGGCTGAGTCGGGCATGAGGGCGGGGTATTTAACGATTAACGAGGCCAGAAAGCTCAGGGGGCTTGACCCCTTACCAAATGGAGAAGTATTGCTGGTTCCTCTTAATCTTATTCCCACGCCTGTTAGCGGGAAGTTAGAGCCGAAGCCTGCGACCCAGATTGAACAGCCTAAATCCAAGGGGCTGACCGAGGAGCACAAAAGGATATACTGGGAGGTCTATGCCCAGAAAACGGCCAAACAGGAGGAGATGTTCAGGCGGGTATTTGGGAATGTCTTTGAAGAGCAGAAGAGGCAGGTGGTTGACCAATACGAAAAGTTAGGCACTTTACCGCAGGATTTGGGGGACGAGAATACCGCCAGGAAGTTTGAGGCAGCCATTGAATTGATTTACCAGAGTGCCTTCGAGGATGCGGCATGAGTAAACAATGGGATGTTGCCAATCCATTAGCTCAAGAATGGATAAGTACAAGGTCTTTAATGCTGGCTAAATCTATCAACAAAACTACCACGATAGATTTACAAAGGGTTTTAAGTGAGGGGTTTGAGCGTGGTGATTCTATTCAACAGATGAGTAGAAATATTGAGGGGTATTTCAATACTAATGCTAAGATGCGGGCTACTAGAGTGGCACGAACTGAAGTCATAGCTGCCTCTAATGAAGGGGCTTTGCAGAGATATGAACAAGAGGGGATAGACAAATCAGAATTTTACCCCAGTCCCGATGCTTGTTTTGATTGTTTATCTCTATCAGGTGAATATCCAACAATGGAAGCTCACGGTATGATTCCCGTGCATCCCAACTGCCGTTGCACATTCTTACCTGTTGTTGGGATCACCAAACCAGTTATACCCGAAGGCCCATCTGGGGAAGAATGGTTTAAAAATCTCGCAGAGGGTGAACGGAACGCTATAGGAGATTGGCAAGGGACGGGGTATAAAGATATTAGGGATGCACAAATAAGAGGCAAGGCGACTCCAGAAATTAAAAGGGCGGTCAAAAATATGGAAAGAGCCTTAGATAAAGATGGTAAATATGAGGGTGAAGTTTTTAGGGGGTTGAATAACCTAGACAAAAAAACATTTGACCTTATAGGTAATTCAAGGACAATCAAGCTAGATGCTCTAACTAGTGGTACAAAGGATGCCAATATCGCTAATAGATTTACCATTGGGAAAGTAAATACTAAAAGCATCAGATTTCAAATACAAAGCAAAACAGGTGTAGATATTGAGTCGGTCTCTAGGTCTATGTTTACAGCGGAAAGGGAAGTTATTTTGAGAAAAGATGCGGTATTCAACGTTGTAAGCAAAACAGAGCAGAATGTAACGGCAATCTTGCCTGATGGGAGAAAGATACGGCAGAAAGTATTGAATATGGTATTGGCGGAGGTATAAAATGTCCAAATTTGCAGATAGTGATATTGGCTTTATTTCTGTAAATAAGGGAATTTGCAATAGGTGTCAACATCGGGGGCATGATCCAATGACTTGTAAGGCTTTCCCGACTGGCATACCAGAGGAAATTCTAAGAGGTGATTTTGACCACCACAAGCCATTTGAGGGAGATAAGGATATACAATTTGAACCAACCCCATCAATCTAGGAGGTAATTATGGATTCAGTATACAAAACATATCGAGCTGAGGTAAAGGGGGTCAATGCTGATGAAGGCACAGTGGATATGTATATCCCTGTCTCTTCCGATTCAGTTGACCGAGACGGGGAAGTTGTAGAGCCTATGGCCTTCAAAAAGACTTTACCCAAGTTTATGAAACGGCCTGTCCTGGTGGCTTCCCATGATTATCGGGACTTGACCAACCAGATAGGGGAATGGTCGAGGCTCAAGATTGAAGAATCAGGCTTGAACGGGAAGCCCAAGTATTACATAAACGAGGGGAACGAGCAGGCTGACTGGGGGTTTAAGTTGGCCTCAAAAGGTATGGCGGCCTTTAGCATTGGGTTCATCCCCAAGGTTTGGGAGGATGGAGACGGCGAGAAAGCCCCAAGGCGAACTTATAAAGAGGTTGAGCTGCTGGAGATTTCTCAGGTTATCGTTCCTTCCAATCGTGAGGCGATACAATCAATCAGAGCTAAATCGGCTGACCCGATTATTACCGAGATATGCGATGCGGTAGAAGGGGAATTAGAACCAGAAATGTATAAAGATGATGGTATTTCAGATGAGAGCACACATATTACAACCACTCTTATCACCAAGCCTGAAGAGACAGACGAATTTATCAGGATTCCGGTCAGGGATTGTAAGGTTACAGCCACGATAGACATATCCAAGAAGGAAGGCATCTCGGCCTTATATTGCGGCAAAGAGAAGCTGGTTAGAACCTATCTATTCCGTAAGGATAAAGGCTGGACAATGGCTATGGCCAAAGAATGGGTCAAGGAGCATGAAGGCAAGGGGTTTGAGTTTGACGAAGATGAGGGGATTGAAGAGGTGAAAGTTGCCCCTTCTAGGGAAAGGCTGATTAGTCAAGAACAAATCATTGATGAGATAGATTACCTTGCAGACATGATTGACACTCAGGGCTTGGGTCACAAGGCAAGAGCGGCATTAAAGGAATTATTGAAACGTCTTCCTGCTGACGACACAGCAGTTGAAATAGAATCCGAGAAGGATTTAATCACATATCAAGAAATCAAAGAAGCGGTTAAGAGAATCGCAAATAAACAGGAGGTTTTATAATGCTTACAGACGAGCAAAAACAGGAACTAGATACTGACATACAGGCGATTGTAGACGAGCGTGTTGAAAAACGGGTGGAGGAGGAGTTGTCTAAGCAGATTATCAAAAGGTTTACTCCCAGTGAGGTAAAAGTCACCTTGGATGCGGGCGATCAGCCCTGGTCGAGCCTTGGTGAGCAACTTATGGCTGTTAAGAATACGGCGATAACTAATGGGCGAAACCATGACCCCAGATTAAAGGCAGTCACAGGGATTAGTGAAGGCATACCTGCCGATGGTGGGTTCCTTGTCCACACCGATTATGCCACTACGCTGCTAGAGAAAACATTTGCAGCGAGTGCGCTTATTAGTCGTGTGTTCAGGATGCCCCTTGGCCCCACATCCAATGCTATAAAAATACCAGCAGTTGCGGATAGTAGCAGGGCGGACGGCTCTAGGGCTGGTGGCATCAGGGCATACTGGGCTGCTGAAGGTGGAACCAAGACGGCCTCTACCCCACAATTCGAGCAGGTAGCACTTGAGTTGAAGAAACTTGTCGGGCTATGCTACGCAACAGACGAACTACTTGAGGATGCCCCGGCACTCGAAGGATGGATTAAAAGAGCATTTGCGATGGAGTTCGACTTCAAAATTGCCGATGCCATAGTCAACGGAGACGGCGCTGGCAAACCACTGGGGATTCTTAACGCCCCATGTCTTCATACGGTCACTGCGGAAACAGGGCAAGGTGCTGCAACTATTGTAGTTGAAAACATAATCAAGATGTGGA